TTTGCCATATAAGCGAAACCAAGACACTAATGAAATAATTGGTAAGTGTAAGCTAAAAGGATCGTATGGTGGCGATAGAACACAGCCGCCAAAACAAGTTGATGCGGCTCGTAATAAGTTGCCAGATGATTTTATGCTTACAACTAATTCTAAAGTTAATGTTGCAGTTGTAATTGTTCCTTATAATACAGGAAGCTTGAATGGTGTTTCACTTAGATTAAAGGCAGTACAAGTGTTAGAACTAGCTGAACTTGAAGGCGGCGACGATCCATTTGATAAAGTTGATGGTTTTGTTTCTAATTCAGATACATCTTGGAGTAATACTGAACCTGTAAAGTCAACAAACGGACAAAGTTATGATCCATTTTCTAAAAGTATTGCAGCGCAAGCGCCGCCAAGCAATGAAATAGATGATGATATTCCGTTTTAGATAAAAATTGCCTCTCGCTTAAAGACTGTACCAAAGTTAAGCGAGAGGCATAGAAACTACCCTAAAACAAAAGGAATACATGAATGATACATAATAATAATGCAGAAAGCAAGTATCCAACAGCGAGTTGGAGAGAGTACAGCCCTAGAATAATACAAACTTTACAGTTGAAAATGACTGCAAAAGGCGAGTATCATGGCCCTTGTCCAAGTTGTTCTGGCAGAGACAGGTTTTGGATTAAAGAGCACAATGGCGAAGTTATGGTTCATTGTAGGCAATGTAATGATTACAAAGAGATAAAGGATAGAATGAGGGATATGTCTCTTTGGCCAAGTGAAAACACTGATATTAATATTAAGATTGATAGGTCAGAAGATATACAATGGCCAGACAGAGATGTAGCAGTTAATCATCCATATTTAGAGTTAAAAAAAATAAATATAAACAATGCAACAATTGATAATAATAATTTATGTATACCAGTAATTAACTTAAAAGGTAAACGTGTAGGCCATCAACTTATTACACCCGAAGGGCGTAAAAAGTTTTCATATCAAATGCCAGTAACAGGAAACTTTAGCGTTATAGGCGGGCCAATAGTTGACTTTGCCTATGTTGCAGAAGGTTGGGCAACATCTGCTACTATTCATGAGGCAACAGGCAAACCATGTGTATTTGCATTGAACGCAGGTAATATACCAGCAGTTGTCGATAATCTTTTGCAGGCAAAGCCTGACTGCACGTTTGTTGTTGCAGGCGATAATGATGAGCCAGGGATTAAGGCCTGCGAAAGAGCCCAAGAGGATCACGGCATAGAATACATTTTACCAGAAATGGAAGGTTGGGATTATTCGGATATGTGGCTTGAGTTGGGGCCAGAAAAAACGGCAGAAGCATTAAAGATCGAAAGTGTACTAAGCCAGGTATTTTTTCCGTATGACGCAAAACCACAATTATCTAGTAATTACTTGTTAAAGGGTTGGTTTGGTGAAGGGCAAATGTCAGTTATTTATGGGCCTTCTAATGTTGGTAAGTCATTTTTTGTTTTAGATATAGCTTGGCACATAGGTGCAAATGAAGCTTGGAATAATAATAAGGTTAATGGTGGCAGTGTTCTTTATTTAGCAACAGAAGGCGGTATGGCATTCCATAACAGAGTTGTGGCTATGCGGCAGCACTATATTAATCACAAAGATGTAAAACTTGCAGTTAGACCTTCACCTGTAAACATGCTTGATGCTGATGTTGATATGAACGTATTAAGCAAATTATGCAGAGAGGTTTCTAGGTCACATGGGCCAGTAAAAATGATTATTATTGATACATTATCAAGAGCTATGTCTGGCGCAAACGAAAATAGCCCAGAAGATATGACTAAATTTATTGGTAATTGCGACAAGTTACGTGAACTTACTGGAGCTCATGTGGCAACAGTACATCATTCTGGTAAGGATAAAGCAGCAGGCGCAAGAGGTCATAGCTCATTACGAGCCGCAACAGATACAGAAATAGAATTAGATTTTAATGAAGAAACTGGTTTACGATCTGCAAAGGCAACGAAGCAGAGAGATATGGAAACAGGTGCTATATTTAATTTTAAATTAAAAGTTATTGAGCTCGGTCAAGATGATGATGGCGATGCAGTTACAACATGCGTTATAGAAAAAGCAACGCCAGAAGAGATAGCTGACGCAAGTAAACCTGCAATTAAAGGTAAAAATCAAACATTGTTAAGGACTGTATTTAAGCAATTAAGGGCAGAAGGCATTGGTCAGCCCAATCCAGGTGGAGTTGGTTGGCCAGAATTAGGCGTGTATCACTGTATATCTGAAGAGACTGTAAAAGATCATTTTATCGGTAAATGTAGTAGTGCAACAAATCCAAAAACAACTTATAAACAAGCTTTAACATCTTTACTTGGTTCGGGACATATAGCCATTAATGATGGCTATATGTGGTTTACTGACAGTTCTGGAAAAGCGAAACAAAGGGATTAATTATGAAGAAATACAAGAACACTAGAACAAATGTATTGATGGAAGCTGTTAATTTAATAAATGGCGACAGGGAAAAAGATTACGGCACGCCAAGAGAAAACTTTAATAAAATAGCAAAAATGTGGACAATATATATGAACCATGAAGTTACTGAATATGATGTATGTAACATGATGGTTTTACTAAAAATTGCTCGATTAAGTCAAAATGCACATACAGACAGTAGTATTGATGCGGCAGGTTATGCGGCGCTTGCAGCGGAAATGTCAGAGCCTTGCTAACCTATATACTTTTATAGTATATTAAATTAAGTGGACCTTTCTCCTCCTCCTTACACTTTGCTCAAGTGTTTGTCCACTTTACTAGGGCTGCGTCTGTTCTTTCCTTTCTCCCGACGCAGCCCATTTTAAAAAGGTTAAGAAGTGTCTGAATTCCGCATTAAATTAACATTAGACATTACTGGAGAGCATACAAAAGATGCTGATGAGGAACTTGAGGAGCTTTGTAATTATATTTCTGACAGACTTTTAATAAGTGGTAAAAGAGCAGTAATGCAAGCTTTAGCGGAATGTATAATAGAATTACATGATGATGAAATTTTAGATCAAGCAGGTTTAACTATGCATTGATTTCGTGTGGACAAGTCATGCCCGAAATGCCCACAATACTTAATATTAAATATAGCTACAATCGGCAAGAAATATATTTAACTTTAAAAGCTTTTTATTACTTGATTTAATAATAATTCTTCATTTTCAAACTGATGTGGATATAATCGAGTTGATGTTTTTTTAATTATTGGATCATCACCTCTAGCCCAATATATTTTCTTTATATCATACGCCACCAAGGCATAAACATCAGACTTTTTATTTCTGACAGGCTGTGTATTCCACCTGTATTGCGTAAGGTTTCCTGATTTCCTACTAGCTGTTTTAACTTGTAAAGTCAGCAATTTTCCGCTTGGTGTTTTCAAGTATGCATCGTCAATTTCGTGTTGAACTAATATACAAGAAATTCCAAAAAAAGATAATCTTGATAGAGCTAAAAATTCACCAGCCCTACCAATATTATTATTATGCGTTGAGCCATTCATAAATCTTGTTTGTCTCGCCTGTCCTATCAACTAGGCCATGAGTTCCACCATTTACACGTCTTGTTATTTTTAAAATAGTTTCATCATTTACGCCATCATCGGCTATATCAAACAATTTATTTTTCTTAAAAAACCACAATGCAGTTTCAAATGCATATTCTTCCTCAAGCAACTGTGGGTCTTCAATGACTTCTGGCACACCCATGTCTGCCGCAAATTCTTTTACGTTTGAAAATCCAGTTAATTGTAAAAATCCTCGGCCTACATATAGACTTGCTTTTCTTTTAGTATCATTACCAAGTCTGCCAAAGTATACATTTTCAGCTAATGCTTTTGGATTTCTGGCAAGCCCTTCTGTTGAAGCTAAGTCAGGGAAACGGCTTGGCCATACACGCATCATACTTTCTGCGCTGTAATTTAGGTTTTCCCTGGTATGCCGCCAATGGCCACTTTCATGACTAGCTTGGCCTAAAAGATGCGCGGCTCTTTCATTAGATAGCTCGTAAAATTGTGCTATAGCTTTTGCAGTATTTTTGCCAAAATGTCCGTCTGCGCCCACGCCAACTTTATCCTGGAGCTTTTTCATTGCTTCACTCATGGGTTAGCCTTTTTTCTTTTTTGCAGTTTTTTTCTTTTTTTTGGTTTTTTTCCAACCAGAAGCCATATTTTTGTATGCACTATCTGATATTGTAGATTTAGACTTTGGGCGCGATGTGTTATTTTTTTTGCGCCTGTTAATATTTTCAACCAATGACATTATTTACAAACTCCATAATTTAACTTCTATTTTTCAATTTTCTTTAACTTTTCTATTGATCTCATTCCGCCTAATCCTAACATTCCCATCATTACAGTCATTAAACTACCCATATCAAACTCTGGTAACTCTGGTATGTCAATGCCAGCAGCAGTTACGCCAAAAACAATCAATGGCTGTAATACAAAGTGGTAAGCAAAAGCTACACCACATACCCAACCTATGAATGGACGCCATCCGCCCTTGAATATAGAACCAGACGCGGCTTCAGCTTTGTTTATTTCAAGCTGACCCATTAAGGCTTGTTGAGCATGATTATCTGACATTGTGGCTATTTCGTGAGCCAATGCAGCCTTTTGATCTTTATCTTCAATTACCTTATCTAACAGACCAGTAACTGGGCCTATTAAATTATTTACGAGACTCATCATTTTGCTTACCTTTCGCTAATGCATTTGCACCAAAGAATACGCTCACTATGCCTGCAACAGACACAAAATAAATACTTGCCATTGATCCTAATATCTTGGCGGCTTCTGTTAAATTAAATACATCCGCCAATATTACAGCAAATGGGTAAAGTAACATGCCTGATAAAGCAAACCACGTCATTCGTCGTTGTGCGTCACGTTGAGCGTCTTCATCTTGCATTTGTAAGCGTCTATCCTCAAGTGCCATTCTATCCCACTCGGACTGATCTATTGTGCCATTTCCATCTACATCAAATTTTTTAAACTCATCCATATTATCACCTAATCTGCTAATGGGTTATCTAATGCACGTTGTAACTTATCCATTAATTTTTCTTCAAGTTCCTTCATAGAACCACTTTGCGACACTCTAACACGTTCACGTTGGTTTTCAAAGCGCACCTCGGCAGCGTCAATCATTAATCTTACTTTATCTTCCGTTTTACGAACAACATCCTCTATACGATCTGTCTGTTGCTCTATGCGTAATATATCGTCTTTTAATCCGTTTTTTATATCCCTTGTGTATTCAACGCTTTCTTCTACTTTTTCAGATATTCCGACAATTTTTGCATCCATAACGTCCATGTTTTGTTGGTAAGCATCAATATCTAATCCTGCTACCGCTTCAATCTTTTGATAAAGTACAAATCCACCATATAATCCGCCAACTACAGTTGATAAAAAGGCAATTATTGCCATGACAGAAGCAAAAGACATTTTTACGCCGCCTGCACGCACTTCATGATCTGCCAATCCGTCAACTTTAGTTAAATCCACCATTAGTTTTCAAATTCCATTTCATTGCCTTTTTGTTGCAGGCTTTTCAATTGAGCTAATTCATCACGCAACATTTGTATTTCAAGTCTGCGCTGCGTAAGTTCTACTTGGTATAAATCATCACAATTTATACGTGATTTAGGTTTATCTAAAGGTATAACTATTCTCGTATATATCCCAATATCCTTACCCTGGTTAATACTGCCTAATGAGTTAAAACCACCACCAACATTATTAACAACACCAGTTACGCCAAATTCAAGATTAATACCGCCACCAACTGCATTAGCGCAATCTAAGTTTCCTGCTCGAAATCTGTCGCTTTGGTAGTTTAATGGTGGGTTAGGTAGTGATAATGCAAGGTTTGTGCTTTCTGCACACGCTACACTACTAATCATGGATAAAATAACCGCATATTTCATTTAGTTTTCTCCATTAATTTTTGAGCATATTCTTGAAGAAATTAAAGTTTTTGATCCACGCGATTTAGTAATTTTAGATATTGTGCAAACATACAATGGCTTGTCTAAATCTGACCTTCTAATATATACCTCAAAATTTTTACGCTCTTCATGCTCAACTTTCATAATTCTATATGTAGCTGAAAACGGCAAACTATTAAAGTCTAAATCAAAAAGCTCTATTTGGTAGTATTTTACGTCTTCTCTTTGGTTAAATAAAGATAACTCAACCTTCATGACGCCAGAAACATGAGAGGGCTTTAGTTCTGGATAAGCTGGCGTCATTTCATGTGAATGAACTATAGACGCCAAGCCTATGAATAATATGGATAATTTATTTAGCAATGCACTCTGCTTGCACTACAGCAGTATATGTCCCACCTGGTAGTGGTTTTGCTGATCCATAGATTGCACTTGAAGCTGTAGAAAACCAAGTAGAACCTGCTAAAGTTAAATTAAATATTGTGGTGTTATCTACAACCACTTTTGCATCATTATAAGCAGACATACCAGAAACAGATGTTTGCGTGACGCTTGTGCTACCTGTCCAAGCAAGTGTATCCGACAAAGACGGAGACGAAGTAAATGATGTTGGGTGTGTTATGTTTGCCGTGTAACTGTCGGCAATAGAAACATCATATCTAATTACTGGCAATACACCACCATCTGAAGGTGTTGTGCTTAATTTACTGGCGATTGGGTTTCCGTATACGCCAGATTTATCTGTTTGTATCACGCATTTAGCGGCTACATTACCAACTATATCTACACTGCCTGCAAAAGCAGGGAACGCGCATACTGTAAGTATCATTGTAAAATATTTCATTTTAATCTCACTTTTTATATTGCATGTCTACCATTTTCTCATGCAGAACTTGTTGTGCTAAATTGTTCCGTAAACCTTTTTTATTATCAGGTAGGTTTCCGTCAACTAATTCAGCCGTATCATTATATATACCACCATTTATAGTAGAATTATAGTACATAGCTAAATCTGTATTTAGGTTCATAGCTGCTATGATTTCAGACTGCCCTTGCGTTCTTAACATTGTTAATGCATTTGATGATGCAGTTAACCCCATTTCAAGACGTGTTTCTTTTTCCTCATCTTCCTCGTCAGGTATTATATTTCCTTCCTCGTCGTATTCGTAATCTAAATCTGTATCAATTGCCTCTAAAACACTTTCGTCATCTAATGCCGCATATACTTCAACTTCGGGTATTTTTGGGACAGGTTTAATGTAACCAGGGCAAGATGGGTTTGACTGCTCATCGTAACATTCGTCTATTCTAAAACTATAAATAACTACAGGGTCTTCAACGCTTCCATCGCCTTCAACCTCGATTGACCCATCGCCCCACAAAGCTGATGGTACATTCTTAAAAGAAAAAGTTCTTACAATCGTGTTGCCTGGCACGCCAGACCAATTATCTGTTTTGCGAAACATATACCCTTCGCCGTTTGCGTTCTTATTGCCTATATGAACTTTTAAATCAGCATCAGTTTCTTTATTAGTGGTATATCGGTAAACCATGCCATTTATATCAACACCAGGAATAGATGGCAAAATAGAGCCCATGCCCCAATTTAATGTGCTAGACGCCGCATTTTTAGTTACACCATACGAGTATGGGTCACATTGCGAGTAAGAAGGCCAAAGTGCTAATGATAACACCAAACCCCATTTTAGTTTCAACATTTTCATTAAAAATTTTCCGCATAGGGTTGTTTTGCTCACGTTCAATTTGATCTTCAACTGCTTGCATTTCCCAAGCTAACCTAGCCTTATCGCCCACCAATCCATCCTTGGGACAGGGCGTCCCAGCATTAAGCATGGCTTCAAACACGCGAGAATCCTGGCACATTACAGATACAGCAGCTACTTTCATGCCCATATCATACATAGTTTTAGCGTTTTTTAGCTTTTCGCAGTTCATATCACGCACAGTTCTTCCAGCAGATATGCCTAATATTTGAGTTTGCACTGCGCCTGCTACGCCTACAGTACATAGGTCAGAGTTGCTTGCACTTATTTGTGGTGATATTGCTGAAGGCGGTGGGCTGTTGATAGTGGTATCCATTGACCCATTGGACGTAACTGTGCTTTCAGATTTAATTACATCATCTTCAGCATAGGCGTTTCCGCCAAGAATAAAGAAAAATATAATTATAAGAAAGCGTATCATTTGCGCTCCAGTATTCGATCCATTTTAGCATCTAGTGCGTCTAATCTACTGAACAATCTATTCATTGAGGTGCTATTGTCAACTTTAGTGATATATTCTTCCCTGGTGCGATTTAATAATATTTGCAATCTATTTAATTCAATAACGTATCCACGCAAAGTAAAACCGATAAAGCCCAACGCAAACGTCAATATTCCTGTCCATAGATCAGCCATTTCCATTAGTATTTACCATCCCATACACGTAGAGCGCTAAATTCATTGCTCATAAGTTTACTTTTTATAACATTTTTTACAGCTTCAGTATCAGTCCACTTTACACCAGCTTCTTTTAGCCAAATTTCTAGCATACCCATATCAACATTGCCTACATGCTTATAATCTGAACCAAAGCTATTATCAGTAACTTCTCTAGCATAAGCTGCATCACGTTTCGCCTGGTCAGCGTCAAATGTTTTCTTAATAACAATTTGATCGCCTTCACGATATATTTTTTCGGAGACTTTATTAGATAAATTGCTCATTTTATGCTTTCTTAGATTTCTTACCACTACATTTCCATCGTTTCCGAGATAATCTTAGTGGACTATTAGGGTCTTTAGCTGCTTTTGGCGATTTCTTCATTTGCCCTGCTGATCTAGCGCAATAAGCATCACCTTTTGATGTGCCTGGCCTAACTCTTGGGCCACCATCTTTTGCTTTGCCTGCTTGGCCATAACTAATACGGCGGCCAGATTTAGTGACTTTAACTTTAGCCTTACCTTTAGCTGGCCTAGCCATTATTTACCTTCCCAAGCTTCATTAATGTTGGGTGTAGATGGATCATCAGATTTTAATGTTCCATTTGCGTTTCTTGCACGCTTACGCTTTGTAACGGCTTTCTTAACTGGAGTTAATACTGTTTTAACTTCAAGTGTGCCTTTTCTTATAGCGTTAATTTCTTTAATTTCTTTATCAGAAAGTTCAACAACATCGCCTTCAAAAAACTTGCCTAAAGATGTAAATACATTAGGGGTCATTACTGTTGCTTTTGCCATTATTATCTCCTTTAGAGTTGTGGGGGCGGTTGCCCACCCCCACTATATCTTTTTTTATGAAGTAGTACAGTCAGCAATCATGCCGTTAGCTGCTTCATTTTTAGCGCAAAGTGTAAGCTCTGTTACAACTTGACGTGTTGAGTTGTCGCCTGTTTTTGCTAGTGCAACATTTTTTGTTCCACGTAGTGTAGCAACTTCCCACATATCATCTTGCATGATCATCACGTCACGTGATCTGTTTTCTCTGCTTGGCAAGAATTCTACAGAGCCCCAAGGTGTTACATATACAGCAAGCGACTTGATAACTTTTTCATCGCCAGCTTGTACTGCTGAACGCTGATTGTTGTTACCAGTGAAGCCTAACGCAATGTTCATTTGGAACGCAGATAAATACACTGTGTCTGGTTTACCGCCAGCTACCCAAATTGACTGCATAACAGTATCAAATTTAGCTTGTGTAAACGCAGCTTGTGTACCATCTGTACGTGCATTTGAGCCTGTACCATTTGCATCAGCACCGCCAGAACCAGCAACAGTGTTTGTTGTTAGCCATACTGGAGCACCAGCAAGTTCGCGTGCAGCTGTTGAGCTACCTGCCGCCCTTGCATTATTGTCGAATA